TATAGCGGAACTTCTGTTTTTATTGATTACGCTTTTGCAAATTATTCTGCTAACTATCAGTATCCAAAAATAGGATCTTGGAAACAGGCATTTAACGACAACACCTTAATACAAAACAAAGCGCTCTCTGTTTCAAAAAATCCACTGCCACAAATTTTGTTATCTTCAAAAACAGAAGATGAGTTGTTCTCGGATTGTAATATAGCGCAGTCTTCAGACCCAACAAACTTTTTTTCATTTAGGCCAAACTCTTCGTGGAACAATGTATCTGGTCACATATTGTTTGAAAACTTTGACTTCTTGAAAGGCTCAACATCTGCTTTCTACGGATGTTTTAGACTTCCTCAATCATCCCCTCAGACACAAACATTGTTTAGAATTGAAAAAGAAAACAGTACCAGTTATTTTGCAATAGAGTTAAATGATAACCAAATATCATATTCAATTAACTCTAATGGAACTTTGCAAACTTTATACTCTCCTTTAGTTGCTGAGCCAGGAGAGTTAGTGGACGCTGGATTAAATATTCCAGCCTTTGTTGCACGGTTTGGGGATAAGGCATCAGATTTTTTTGGATCTTTATCTGATTTAAGATTATACGTGGGTGGCAAAAAAGATGGAACATCAACCTTCACTGGTAAAATTTATAAGGTTGGATTTTGCACAAAGTATAATTTTCAAAAAATCAGGGGACTGTTTAATGAACTAGGCGTTCCAATATGGAATGAAGATTTGTTCGCCGTATATCAAAATAATCAATTAATCAATATAGATGGTGGAATAGACACTACTTCTATGCCACCGTCTGGAGGAACAACAGGCACTGTTAATGGAGGTATTTCTGGTGGAGGAGTTTTTATTGACGAAGAAGATGCACTCATTGATCATGTTGCCAGTTATACTCTTGCTCCAAACAAAGTTTTTAATACTTACAAATTGTCTGTATCTGCAAACGCATACTGGGAAGATCAGATACCATTAACATACTTTGCTGAATCTGTTATTGATAAAAGAGGAGATCAATATTTTGATCTTGACTTTATACAGTTTAATATTGATTATCCTATACCATCAAAAACAATTGCAATAGAAACTGATCCAGTTGCATGGACATATGCGGAACTTGCAAATCAGTATGGGTTGCCAATTCAAAGAACATATGAGTCATTAGATAATTATCTATTTACGGGCTATAACGATTATGAAGATCTTAAAAATAAAATAGCAAAAGATTATAGGTATGATACAGATGGGGCAGTTGTTAAAAGTTATGTAACTTTTCAATATACAGAATTAGGAGGAAATCAAACTCCATTTTATTTTACAAAAACAGAAAGACCTTCTAGAAATGGAATTTTAGTTCCAGGCCCAGACTGGATGACGACTAAATATGAAGTTGTAGATAACATGATAATTTACCCACCTTCTGGAGTAGACTTTAATGATCTTTCTATTGTTACTCACATTGACATAAAGGTTAAAGACTCAGACACAAATAATGTTAATATCAAAAAACTTTCCTATGCTTCTCAAGCACTTAACGAATCAGATGCAAGTCCAATAGGAACAAGATTTGGAACTCCCATTTATCCTTATACAAAGACTGGGATATACTATGATTTTAAAAAACAAAACCCATTTTCAATTTATAGCGGATCGTCATCATACTTGTATCTAACTAAAACAAGTGGGGTGCAAGTCAGAGGACAGTATGATCCATTCGTAAACAGGGGACTTTTAATTCCAGTAAATACGAGCAGAGCAAACGACTTTAAAGCAATTGCAATGCAGATGGCAGTTAGGTTTGACGGAGACTATTTCCCCTATGCCCCAACACAAATATTTGAAATAGAAAGCAAAACAGCATACATAAAGTTCTACATGGTTGCTAGTGACCCAAGTGGAAGAAGAGCAAAGATATATGCAATAGATGCAAAGACTGGTTTAGTTCAAGACGGAATAGGGTTTTATTGGAATGGAAAAATTGTAAAGGAGCCAGTTCTGACATTACAAGAGTGGGGATTCTTGGGTATAAATTTTGCTGACAGTTTAATCTTTTCATCTTTTGAGGGTGCTATTAGGCTGACTGGCCCATTGCTATTTAATAGTATTTCGTATTATCAGTCAACAAACTTGCAAGAGGTTCAGAACGTTTCTGAAAGACCTTGGTTTAGAGTAAAGGTTCTGTCTGGGTCTGGTCTAGACTGGGAGTTCTGGAATGCCCCATCCTTTAACTGGAATAAGGTCCTTGTTTTGTCAGAAACTAGTTATTATGGTGTAAACCCGTCAGAGGTTTATAAGAGTTATACGGGCACAAACAAGATAATTGTTAATGACGATATGCCAATAACCTTAAAAGACTACGGATATTCATTGTATACTGACGTAGGTTGGTCCAAATTCGTTGTTGATCCAGTTTAATATGGTATACTGGTGGATATGGATTCACTAATAGACCCAAAAACTGGTCAGCCAATTGTTAAAAATGTAAGACGACAAGTCATTGAAAAGAACTATGACTGGGGTCTTTACGTCTACAAGAAGGCAAATGGCAAATGGTTTACAGATGGAAATGGTTCTGTTTTAAACATTCCTTCCGATAAAAATGATATTTCAAAGATTGCTCAACTAAAAGAGGCAGCAATGCATTATGGAGACCCAGGTGATGGCCAAGCAATATTCGTTCCAGGCCTTACAAGAGTTTCAGAAGAAGAATACTCAGAGCAAGTAGATAGAATGAAGGCAGGACTAATCCCAAGCCTTAACGATCTTGGCGCTGTACAAGCAGCAAAAGATACTATAGCAAAATATGGAGATGAAGAATAATGGAAGAAAAAGAAGTTGTTATTGGAGCAAGCATTGATCGTGCAATTAGCAAAGATGATCCGTTTTCTAAGTCAGATCCATTTAATGGCAACTGGGAAACACTAAAAACTTTAGATGGCTTAGATGCAAACTTTAAAAGACGAACAAGCAGACTTTCTACAAAAATGGTTGAGCCAACAAAACAATACACAACGTCTGCGTTAGCAGGAAAAAGCGGTATTGATGGAGCACAGTCAAAAGAAATAAACCCAGGGCTAGTATATGTAAATGGCTATGGAATGTTTGATGTTATTACACCACCTTGGAACCTTTATGAATTAGCAAACTACTATGATACATCATTTGCAAACCACGCAGCAATTGATGCAAAGGTAGAAAACATTGTTGGGCTAGGCTATGAGTTCAAGGTTTCTCCAAGAACTATGCTTAGACTTGAATCATCTGAGGACAATAGCGCAACGCAAAAAGCAAGAAAGCGTATTGAAAGAACAAAGATAGAACTTCGTGATTGGCTAGAGTCTCTTAATGATGATGATTCTTTTACGGCTACAATGGAAAAGGTTTATACAGATCTTCAGTCAACTGGAAATGGGTATCTAGAAATAGGAAGAACTACCCGTGGTGATATTGGATATGTTGGACATATTCCAGCAACTACTATGAGAGTCCGCAGATTAAAGGATGGATATGTACAAATTATTGGAAACAAGATTGTCTACTTCCGTAATTTTGGAGCACGAAATCCAAACCCACTAACAACAGATTCAAGACCAAATGAGATTATTCATTTCAAGCAATACTCGCCATTAAACACATTTTATGGAGTTCCAGACATTATGTCTGCAATCAACTCCTTGCACGGTGATTCTTTGGCATCACAATACAATATTGATTACTTTGCAAATAAGGCAGTACCAAGATACGTAGTAACACTAAAGGGTGCAAAACTTTCTGGAGACGCAGAAGATAAGATGTTTAGGTTCTTGCAGACAAATCTCAGAGGGCAATCACACAGAACGCTATATATTCCACTTCCAGGTGATAGCGAAAACAACAAAGTTGAATTTAAAATGGAACCAATTGAAGATGGAATACAAGACGGGTCCTTCAAGGAGTATCGTAAACAAAACCGTGATGACATTCTAGTAGCACATCAAGTTCCACTTTCAAAATTAGGGGGTGGCGATTCTGCATCTATCGCAGCAGCACTTGCACAGGATCGCACCTTCAAAGAGCAGGTTGCTAGGCCAGCACAAAGACAACTAGAAAAAATGATCAATAAGATTATTCGTGAAAAGACGGACATCGTTGAGTTTGTGTTTAATGAACTAACGCTAACTGACGAAATTGCACAGTCTCAAATATTGGAGAGATATGTAAAGAATCAGATCATGACTCCAAATGAGGCACGAGTTGTTCTTGATATGCCACAAAGAGATGGTGGCGATGAGGTCTTAAACCTTAAGCCAGAGGCTGCAGCAGAAGCAACAACCACAAGGTCTAGGGATTCAGAGAGAACAAACAACAACTCTGATAGTTCATCAACGGTTGCTGGAAGAAATCCAAAGGGCGAAGGAAGAAAAACTCCCTGATGTCCGATTTGTCCAGAATGTGATACTTGTATAAAATGGAGGGTATAATATAGTGGTGAGCAATATATCTAAAGCCCATTGGAATTCAGATGGGGAAAATCTTCGTCTATCAATGCCTTTTAGTAAGGTTGATAAGGAAAGGCGTATTGTCTCTGGTTTTGCATCATTAGACAACCTAGACAAGCAGATGGACATCGTAACAGCAGAAGCAAGTATGGCAGCATTTGCAAAGTTCCGTGGGAACATTAGAGAAATGCATCAGCCATTAGCAGTAGGTAAAATGGTTAACTTTAAAGAAGATAAGTATTTTGATCCAGATTCAAAGAAATTTTATAGAGGTGTTTTTGTGTCAGCCTATGTCTCAAAGGGTGCACAAGATACTTGGGAAAAAGTTCTAGACGGAACACTAACAGGTTTTTCTATTGGTGGACGCATGAACAAGTGGGATGACGGCTATGACGAGAAGTCAGACTCACAAATTAGAATTATTAAAGACTACGACCTAATAGAGTTAAGCCTTGTCGATTCACCAGCAAATCAATTTGCCAATATAGTATCGGTTGAAAAAGTTGATGGTGTAGATATTATAAAGGGAGACTTAACGGTTTTAGAAAATGTTTTTTACGACAAGGAAAACGGTATTGTAATATCATCTGAGAACGAATCAGAACTCAGCCCAGTCAGTGGAGAACAAATGGAAAATATAGGGTTCGTTGAAAAAACGGATAATGAAAAAACACAAATGATAAAATTCTTAGTTGATAGTGCTAAAGGCATTAATACTTCTAAGATTAACAAGGAGGTACAACCTATGACAAAATCAAAGACACAAGTTGAAAAGACAGATGTAGTTGAAGATGTTGTGGTCGCTCCAGAGGCAGATGCATCAGTTGCAGAAGTTACTGAACAAGTTGCTAAAGCAGAAGAGGTTGAAGCAGCGGAAGTTGCTAAGACTGATGAAGTTGTAGCAGAAGAGATTACTAAGGCAGAAGATGCTGAAGCAGTCGAAACAGTAGCAGAAGCAGTTGTAGAAGTATCTAAGTCAGAAGAAGTAGTTGCTCAGGCAGTTACCGAAATGAAAAATACTCTAGAATCAGCCTTTAGCGATCTAGTGTCAACAGTAAAGGCTTTGCAAGCAGAAGTAGAACTTCTTAAGTCTTCAAAGGTTGATGTTGATACAGTTAAGGATTCGTTCGCAGCAGTTGCAAAAGATATTGCATCAGTTACAGACGAATTTAATAAATTTGGAAAACGAGTAGACGCTGTGGAAGCAGACACCGCATTCCGAAAGTCTGGAGATATCGGCGATATCTTCCAGTCTCAGCCTGAAATGGTTGAAAAATCCCTATGGGGCGGTAGTTTCCTCAAA